ATCGAAAAAGTTGTAGAAGAGGTTGCACTAAAGTAATTTCCAGACCCATCAAATTGGGCGTTAGTTAGATTTAATCTAAGAGCATGGTTTGCTGACGTTAAATCTTTGTGAAAGACTGTCCAATTTTCTGCTGAACTAGGGTTTCTCATCTTTTGAATTATCATTTCAGGCGCACTAGACAGCCCATGCCCAACTGTACCAGCAGAGCCAGTGCCTGTGTAGCTTACGATACTAAATCCTGCTTCAGTATTTGCAGACACTGACGATGTAATTGACCCTTCGCTGTTGCTAGATGCAGAGCCGCCACCTCTCCAAGCCCATGTAACAATAGTATTTGTATTACTTCCTAATGAACCATATTGAGATGGTGTGCCTGTGGTAAAGCCATCATTATCAAAACTCACTAAATCTTGAGAGCCACTAGCACTTGTATTTTCAGCACTAGAGTTATTTGATGAAAGCCCTGCGTTGACCCCTCTTATTGAGTCGAATATTGCATGGTCAGAGCCACCATTTCTATGTTTAAACCATAACCAATCGGGTTGGAATGAAAAATTGCTAAGTGATTGTCCACTGCCCGTGCCTGTCCATAATTGAGTATCGAAATAATCTGCTGGCTCTTCGTTTTGTGCAGGGTCAATGCCGGGGTCAGGTAAGTTGGCTGTGCAAAACGCTTTTGCCCCAGCTGGCGGAGTGTAATAAAAATTACCAATGCCATTTGCGTCCTGTGCATTTGCAGTACCAGATGCGCTTTTGTCAGCAAAGCTAGAATCTTGACCAAAGTTAAACATGAATGGTCTGGTATTATGTCCGTGTAGCTGTGCGCCAACAGGGTCTGTTGTGTTGTTCATGCTTACTGCAGTGCCAGCCGCAGAACCGTTTACATAAAACTGCACAGTCTTTGCATCAGTATCAACTAGCATACCGATAATGTCTTTATCACCAACGGTTGCTAGACTACTTTGTTGCTGACCGTCTTGATATATACTGCCGCTAGAATAATAATGAATAATGTCATCTGCTACAACAATATTGCCATTGTAATAATAAGCAATAGTTCCTTGTCGATTGATTGAATCAGATGTATATGTACCTAGCCCTGCTCCAGACCCCCCACTTGCATCTGATAATGCCTCACAATACCATTTGCCAGAGTTCATAGGCACAAGCATTGTTGATTTAGCCGCATAAGAACCAGCACCCGAACCATCTTGGTTAGCGTGTAGATTGCCTTCAGTATAACCTTGCGATGTTCCGCCCTTATCATTTGCTATTACAGCAAAATTGTTTGTTGGGCTGTCAGGCACTACATCTGTTGCAGTAATGTTGGTGACTGTAAAATCGTTTGTGTTTGCAGATTCGTCATCGCCTATTGCACCGCTATCATCAAACGGCAGGTAAAAACCATTGTTGCCGTGTGAGCCAGTGTACCTCTTGGGTATCCAGATGCCAGCTTTAGTTTCGCCAAATGAGGTTGGTGCTAATGCAGAGCCATCCACAAAATGCACTTCTGCTAGATAACCGTTAAAGGAATTTGCATAGCTACTATTTAAACCCCCAACCCTTGTTTCAATTCCACTCTTCATAAAGTTTACAGTATCGCCAGAACCATAATAATTGGCTGAACTAAAAGAGGTTAGCTGAGAACCGTTTACATAGATTTTTTGTCTATCCGCAGCTGTGCTTTCATTGATGTTTACAGCAACCACTAGGTGATACCAAGAAGCAACATCTCTAAAAACACGATTACTAATTAAATTAGTTCCGTTGTTAAATTGGTAAATGAAATAATGTGTATCCATAAAACCAAAATATTCTCTGTCGCCACCTTCCTCTGTGCCTAATAGAGTTTGGTAAGAACCAAAATTTCCACGTTTAACCCAACAAGAAAAAGTAAACGCTTTGTCACTTGAAGAGGTTGTGCTTGATTGGTCCCTTTTCAAAGAAGGACTGTCGCTATCTTCAAAACGCAAAGATTGGTCTATGGTAAAACCATACAACCCTGTGCTTGCGTCACCTGCACCTTGTGCTTTAATTAAAGACATTTATAATCCTTATGTTAACGCTGCAGAGGCAGACACAAGAATAGTATCATTGCCACTAGCCGCACTACAGTAGTACGCCAAATGATATGTTCCAGTAGCTGATATTGCTGTTAAAGTATCAGCGGATATTGCAACAGAAGCATGAGCAGATATGGTATGATTACTAGCATTAATATACATAACATTTCCTGACTGACCTGCAGTTGGATTACTAAATGTAAGCGTAGCATTTCCTGATGTAGTACATTTAAAATCGTTACCTACGCTTAAATCAAAATTACTGTCATTATCTGTAGTAACATGACCTGATGCTCTACCTGCAACAGTTACATCATCACCTACTGCAACATCACCAGTAACAGTAACACTATCCACAAACGCATCTTTAAACCGTGCGCCTGTTGTGCCTAAGTCAACATCACTATCTGTTTGTGGGCCAAATACACCATCAGATACAAACACCTGTTCAGCATTTGCTGCGTAGAAATGTATCTCATCTGCGGTTTCAAAGTCAATCTTTGTTTCGTCATCTTCACCAATTTTTATGTCAGTAGCAAGAAGAGATGTAATTCCTGTTTGTGCAGCAGCCATTCTAGCAGCGGCTAGTGTGCCTGAACCAATGTTACTTGCGTTAGTTGTATCTGTCGTTGCAGATGTGGCTAAACCAAGGTCCGACCTTACCTCTGATGCAGACCGACTTTCAAGACCGTTAGCTGTAAAACGTGCAAACTCATCATCAGCTACTGATGAACTGTCAACCTTAACAGCATTAGTATTTGATATACCAAATGTAAGAGTAGCTTGTGCGCCAATATCAGATAACACTTCTGAAGCACTTCTACCTTCTATTGTTGTGCCATCTACACGTAAGAAGTCATTATCTGCAACACCTGTACCAAACGTAGCTACATTACCATTAGATATACCGCTAGATGGTACATCAGATGTAAGTGCTACTGTACCAGCAGAACTAGGAAGTGTCACAGTAACATCTGCTGTAGATGCAGGACCAATTAGTGTAACAGCGTTAGTTCCGTTATCTGTATCTTCTTTGAATAATATAGAACCTGCTGCAGAGGACGAACCTGTTAGAATAGGAGCCGTTAAACTCTTGTTAGTAAGTGTAGCAGTTGATGCTGTTGATACTAATCTAGCATCTCCTCCTGTGCTAGGAAGAGTTAAAACATTGTTAGCACTTTCTGAATGTGGTGCAGCTTTAATTTGCTGTCCATGAGAGTTGTTTTCACAGTTAAGTTGTATAGTACCTTGATTGTCATTACCTTTAACAGTTACATGTCCTGTTCCGTTAGGCGCAAGTTCTAGGTCTGCATTAGATGTAGTAACAATATCGTTACCATTCATATCTAAATTACCACCTAGTTGCGGAGTGCTATCATCTGCTACATTTGATATTGCGGATGATGAGGCTAATCCAGATACAATCGCACTTCTTGCAACCTTTTTAAGACCACCACCTGATGTATCAACAGCTATAAATACATCATCATTAGCAACTGTAGATATTTCTGATAAACTTGTTACTGAAACAGGATTAAAGTTTGTGCCATCAGCAATAAGAAGATGACCTGCAGTATTTGTACCCATTGTCAGGTCATCACCTGATATGGTTAAGTCTCCTGCAATTGTAGCATCTGCACCTGAAAATGTCAAGGCTGTTGTTGTACCTGATTTTACTACAAGATTGCCAGATGAGTTAGTTAAAGAACCATATGTTGTTCCATCATCTTTTAAGAATACATCACCACCACCTGCGTCAAGATTAATGTCAGCAGTTGCATCCAAAGTTATATCTGTGCCAGAGTCTATCTCTGCAATTACAGGTGTTGTAAGTGTTTTATTAGTAAGTGTTTTGGAGGTTTGTGAAAGGTAGGTATCAAACGTATCAACAGTTGTTTGACGCATTGTACCACTATCATTAGTAACAATTCCATCACCACCTGCTACAGCAGTTGTGCCAGCAGATGTATCACCGTCAATAATATTTAATTCTGTTGTGGTAACGGTAGCACCATCTAGTATTTCTAGTTCTGCTTCTGATATACCAGCACTACCTATTGTAAGTGTGCCTGATATATCTACGTTACCATTTATATCTACAGTTGTTGCAGCTATCTGTATTTCTGTATCTGCAACAAGGTCTAGTTGACCATCTGTGCTTGAGTTAATATAAATTGCAGTATCACGAAACTGTACTTTTTCTGTGGTTGCTAATAGTATATCATCACTAAACTCAAAGTAATCTTCATCTTCTTTCCAAGTAAGCACACCATCATTAGTATTTGCATCAAAGGTTATAGCTATATCAACATCACCACCAGTACCAAATGTAAGGGTGTTTGAAGCCAATGCAGATATAGGTCCACCTTCTCCTGCCGTGCCATCATGCGAATGTCCTGTACCTGAAGCAGCAAAAGCTACAAGTTGGTCAAACTCATCATTAGTGTGGGCGGCTGTGATGGTATCGCCATCAGCGTAGGTAGATTGCCGTGTATATGTTGCACCCATTACCTTCTTGCTCCTAATTGATATTCTAATTGAAATCCTTTTAATGAATAAGGACCAGTTTCAGTTGCTCCGTCTTCAACACGAAGTGCTACAGCAAAACCAGAACCTTCCACAGATTTACGAACAATTGGCTGTGAAGGTCCGCCATAACTAGATGTTCCGTAGCTAGAAGAGCCATAAATACCAGCTACATTTAAACTATCTAGTGGATAAGCTGCAGGTCTAATTGATTGTGCAGATTCATAATCATAGCGTACAAACATATCTGCATCAATAGTTGTTTCTGGCGCATAGTTAATATTTACACGTTGCATATATTTTCTGATGCCGGGGTCTCCAAACGTCAGGTCAGGACTTCTATACTTTGCAAATATTAACGTACCGTCAAATGTGTCACCTGTATCTTGCCTATACACAAATCCATCAAATCCACCATGTATAGGTATCACTTCTCCTGTCTCAACAGTTGTATCTGTGCAGTTTGGCTTTATACCTTTTAACTGTGAAAACTCAAACCCTGTTCCTTTTAATACACAGATAACACCAATTGTAGCTTGCTCAGTTCCATCTTTACTAAAGAATATTCTATACTGTGTTTTGTCTGGTATAACTATAGATGTAAAAGAAGCAGAGTCTACTAGGTTTTCCTTAAACAAAGGCTGTACGTTAGAACTAATAGTACCAAGTTCCACGTCACCAATTCTTGCTGTACCAGCAATTGTTCTTAAACCATCTGGTCCTAAGAATATTAGCCAATGTCACGTGTAATTGATGTAACTGCAAAGTTTGAAGAACTTGTACCTGTTAATTTAAATATTCTATTTTCACAAAATACAAACAAATCATCACGGAAAACTTTAAGACCAGTTACAGTATCATCAACTGAAAAGCTACCTGCACCACTTCCACTACTAAAAGCATCTTCATCAAAAGGTTGGCTAAATACTACCTCTTGAGGTGTAGATGACTTACCAGCATAAAACATGTGGTTTTTAAAAGACACTACAAACTGAGAACCTGAAACAGAACTATCACTTACATCTGTAGCGGCTAAAGAAGTGTTAAATACTACAGGTGCGTTTGCACCATCTACCATTATTATTTTTTCGTTACCATCAAAGTTAAAACGCTCAAACTGATAACGACCTGCACTTGTTCTGCCTGTATCTCTTTCTGTCCAAGTTTCTGATACAATATCTGTAGCAACATGTGCCGCAGCAGATGTACTACTTGTTGCACGTGTAACACCCGTAAACGATGTTGCTGTTTTACCAGTATAGGTAAATATCTCAGAGTTTATTTGTATTGTGCCGCTAGAACTAAATGCAGATGTGTCTTTTGCATTGATAGTTCCAGAACCACTCATAGTATCACTTGCAGATATTTTAAGTGTTATTGTAGTAGAAGCTGAACTAAATATTTTAGTGCCTCTAGCTGCAAGTGTAAACTTGTTAAACAATGCTACCATTAACACGGCTTCAGAAGTAGAAGATGTAAATGGTACAACTTGATTTACGTGTTTTTTAAATCCATTTATTCTTTTGTAACCGCCTTCAATATCAGGTTCAAAGTTTGTTAACTCTAGTGCCTGACCCGGTTGCATAATAAAGGTAGACCTGTTTAAAACAAGTCCACCTTCACAGTTAAATGA